AGCATTTGATTTAAATCGTGAAGAGATAGCTGAAATATTATGTGATAAGAAGTATAATGAGAAAAGTAAACATAACTCATTACATGATGCTATCGTAATTCGTGACATACATAGGGCTATGTGGGGTCTCGATTAATAAAAAATATAATGGTAAGTGAGAATATCACTTACCATTATAAAATCGTTAACCTTCAAGCGGTGCACTGAATCCGGAGGACGTGTTATATGTAATAGCAGCATTCAATAATGTCAATGAAGTCTGTTGATTAATATAACTCATCACGTATTCATTAGTCAAAAATATGTCTGGATTGTTAAAGACTTTATCTTTATCAAGACCATTGTATACCGCATTGGATATAGTAATAACGTCTTCTTTTATCCGCGGATACTCATATTTTTCCTGTAGCATCACTGTATTCTTTAATGTTGCTGTACATTGATTATCTATCATAGAATTAATTAATTTCAGTAAATTATTAGTTGCTTCTATCTGCTGTATAGGATCGGGTTTTTCAGGTTTAGCAACTTCATACATATTTATGTAAGACTTATCTTCTAGATAACGACCTACACTTCTTATGAAAAGTATGAATGTGAAAAATCCGTAAAAGAAAGCTAATATTGTAAAACATATTAACGCAAAAACTGCGATTTCAAATACCTGTTCGTTCTTTATAAATGAGAAAAATTGCATTTAAAACACCTCGTTTATTATTATAAGATTATTTAACTGTTACGAGCATGTATTTTAATAAAAGGATATTAAAAAAGATTGTTTATATATTATTTCTTAGGAGTTAAAACTAAAACTAAAACATTTTGAAAGGAGGTATAACTCCATGAAAATACCAAGGAGACCGGTGTTCAATACGCTGGCATTTCAGTTAAGACTAACCTTACCGAGGTTGGTCTTTAGGCCTCTTTCATTTGAAGAGGCTTTATTAAATCCGTGGAGAGGGCCATCTATTGATGAGCTAGTTATAGCTCATTATGAAGAGGCACATGACCATTTAGAGAATACTCAGAGTACTCTCCATAATTTGAGATATGAGGAGTTTTGTCAGAAAATGGATGAACAGGCAGAACTCCGCCCTGAAGACAGGGACGAGAGCTTCAACGTATTCGAATATTTCGATTACGTTGATCTATGCAAAGCATCTGGACGTAATAAACATTACACGTTTAGAGAGTTCTTTGCTATTCGTTATTATGTGATGAAGCAAAGACGCATATTTCCTCACATTAAAATAATCATGATGTTAGCTATTATAGCAATAATATCTCTTGTGGTCATATATATAAAGGTTTGGGCTCCCAGAGTACCAAACACAGAAAAGGTACGTGCTGGAGGCTATGTACGAGAGTACATAAATCTTCAAGTTGGTAGTGATATACCATTTGATGCTTTCGAGCATTCAGGTGGTTATAGAATATCCTCACTAACCAGCGTAAGGAAATACATCCTTGACTACTATCCTGATACGTTGAAATCAGGAATATACCGGTTGAAAGACTGGAATGAAGAAGTCAAGGACCGTAACATTTGGCATCGCCGAGGAGAAGAGGTGTATTTTGATGAAGAATTTAAATACATCACAGTACCTGTCCTCATAAAGAACGAGGACTACCTTGCAGGTCGTTGGCGTGACGCTAATAAAGGGCCAAAGACCGACGGCCAAATGTTTAGTCGTTACGGCGACTTATATTATCCTGCATGATATTAAGGTGAGTGTGTCTATATAGACACACTCATCTTATTTTTTTATTAGATTCTTATTTAGCTCAAGAACACCGAAATCGTTAGAGTCATATATCAATGACCTATCTACATATCGATTAATCATTTCTATATATTCATCAGATAAAGCCATACGATATTTATTTATAAAAGCTTGTAAATCACCATATGCCTGATTCTGATTTATGAATATTTGTCCATTATGTATCTCTTCATGCACGGTTGAGCTTACCATTACGATTTGAATTCTATTTTTTTGATGCTCATCTAACACTACGTCTGCTACTCTTGCTGTAGTTATCTTCCATTTCTTTAATAAGAAATATTCTAACACTATAGCACAGTAATCAAATAGTGTAAATATAGGACCATGATGCATTTCAATATCTGCATCTTCGTCAGTTATATTTTTAAACACTTGACAATGGTCTAGTTTAACTTCACGTTTAAGATATGCTATATACTTATTATATCTATCATTCGTACGCACCAGTTTTTCACAACCTTTCACGAACGATACATAACTTTCATAGTTAGTAAAGTATTCCGCATCTTTATAGAATGGTACATGATAGTACGATGTATTAGCATCAATTATCGGTGTTATATTACTTCTATCATATATGATATCTGGTAAATTTTTAGGCATTTTCTTTTCCCCTTTCATATACTGGTTTATATTAATGTGTGGGTGTAGAAAATTTAAGATTTGTGTAGTTGGACAATCAGTTAATAAATCCATTAAAGGAGTTGATAAAAAGATGAGTTTAGACTATGTCAATCCTATGGAAAATCTATATCAGAGCTTTATAGATATCTTAAAGAATATAGTTATCAAATATCAGAAATCTGCTGATGTTTATGAAACTGGTGAGATGACAGGTAGAGCTGATGAGTATATAGATGCATATAGAAAGGTTGACACCTTCTTTACATATAGCGATTATACTGAAGAAGAAATTATACAAGCTGGTATAACCGAGTATAGTAAAATACAAGAAATAATGAAGAATTCATTAAAGGTACCGACGGATAATTACAACTATCAAGCTCACTATGAGAAGTATTTATCTGAAAGGGGACTTACTAATCATGACTTAAGTTTCATTGATTTCCGTTCAATGATTATTGATGGGCGCATAATAGAAGAACCCATTTTCGGTATAAGATACAGAGATAAGCTACTCAATATACGCCGTAAACATATTGTGGATAATTATGATGAGCCTAATAACTATTATCGTATGTTAAACGGTTTACCCAACATCGAGGTTGATGCTAAGTATTTCTATTATCTACCTGATAATATAATAGAAACTTTAGGTTTAAACCCTGATGAAATTGAGAGTATAAGAACAGTTCCTGTACACAAAATACAAGATTATTATAATAAACTAGATACCAAGAATGGTATCCGTGGAGATATAATAATGAAACTCGTTGAAGGTACAGGATATATTGATGTATTAAAGAATGCATCTAGAATAAATGGTAATATAATTTATGGTGGAACGTTTGATGGTATTTATGCGTATATAAACGATAATGCTCGTGAAGCGTTAGGTATAGACCAAAACATTCACCCTGCTACAAAAATTACATTAATGAACAACTATACGTCATCATCGTTTGATGAGGATGGTAATGGTTTCTTTGGTTATAGAGCAAATAAAGACGTGTACTATGTAGTTACTACAACTTGCTCATTTGCTGATTTAACTATTAACCGTGGTGACTGGTTAGTTTCTGATGGCGATAAATGGTATTTTATCAATAATACCATAAACGTTGACGGTACATCTGATGGGTATACACAATACCTGAACTATCTAGGTTCTAAGCGTATTAATATCGATAAAGCTAGAAGATCTAAAAATTTTGATATTCTTAGATTAGATAAGAATATCGTTAGTTCAAATGTATATGACAGTTTTGTTGATATATATGAACAGTGTAGAAATTATGTTACATCAACTCTCTATATATACAATTTCAGGTCTTTCTTTAATTATTATGACAATTTCACTGCAATGTGTATCATGGTAATGACCGAGTTATATATGATAAGCAAACAGATACCTTTCGAAGTTAGAAGAAACTTCTTTGATATCTATGCATTAAGTATGTTATATGAAGCATATAACTTCCCCTATAATATCAATGTAGATATTGATACTCAAAATCTTATTGTCAAGAACTTAAATATGATGCTGCAGAATAAAGCTACTAACAAAGTTATTTATGATATAGCACATCTTTTAGGTTTTACTAATATTACTGCTTATAAGTATTATCTAGCAAAAGAGCATAAGATGGACTCATACGGAATTCCTATTTTCAAAACCAAAAAGGAATTCAATACAGATACTGGTGAGGTTGAAGAAGTTCCTGATTATGATGCTATGTTTGATATATACTTCCAGAAAGAGGAGCTTAATGAAGATGACTTCATTCAAGCATTTAATAGTAAAATAAATAAAACTAAGTACGAAGAAATAACTGCTGGAGACCCATATTGGTGGGAGGACCAGACACTTGTTGATAGAAAGAATACAGCCGAATACAACTTTGTTGAAGCTAAGTATTTGAGTTTAGGCATATCATATCAGATGACTGATATTCTCTTTGAGAATATGATCATGTTTAAACTACTATTTGAACATGCAAATACAATATCTGATGTAAGTATAGCACTTCCTAAGATTATTCAGGGTTCTGCAATGCCTTTATTTGATGTAATCATACTTCTGCTCTGTATAGTATCTAAATCACATAAACTGACAGGTGAGATAGTATCAACCCCATCAGATATAGTTTATGTATTGGATTATCTAAATAACGGAATGTCTCGTGGTGAAATAAATACATTTGCATTTGACTTTGATTATTTCTTCAAGTCTCAAAGTAATGAGGACTTAGCTGATGTAATATGTGCTCTGAGTAAATCTAAATATACATTTAGAAAATCTAATAGTGAGAAAGATAATCCCAGATATTTAGTAGTTTCGGATTATGATCCCGATAATCCCGAATTACAGATATCCTATGACGATTTAATGTATGACATAGGCACTGAATACAATGTCGGTGACTATGTAACACCATTCAGATCAATTAGAAGGGATACAGCTTTGAATATTGCAGTATTGCTAAGGCAAGGATTAGATATTCATACTATAGCTGAGTTACTGGATACCGATTGTGATGAGACTATATCTAGCGATATAGAAGTAATATTAGATTACATCTCGGTTCTCAGTATAGACTCAACTGCTACACCCGAAGAAAAAGTTAAAACTATAAATAAGATGTATTCAAACATCAAAGGACTATATTCTTACATGAATAATAGAATACGTGAAGAAAGCGATATTGATACATATCGTGCATTACGTACGTTCTATGATGCTTGTTTTTACACTACTGAGATAAGAGATATATTTGCAATTAAATACAGAGATAGCGGTAATATCATGAAGAATAGAACCGCCAAGAATTTCTTTGAATACTTATATTATAAAAATCCGATACTGTATTCGTCAGTATTTGATATGCAGTATGATGTCGAGTATGATAAGTATATGAGTATCAAGAAAGATGGAGAACCTGTGACAAAGTATATCTATTCTAATGAGGAAACCCCTGGCTCAATTACAGTTACACAAGAAATGTTAAACGATGATTGGACATTGGATGGAGTTAAATATACAGCAGTTAAGCTTTCTCTACCATATGCTAGAGTAGGTGATATTATATCCATACTTTCTTCAAATCCTACATACGTTGAATTTTGTCAATATGTTGATTCTGGTGTAATCGATATTAGATTTGACAACGTAAAGAATATCGATAATAGTAATACTAGTTCAGACGCATTAAGCTCCACTTTATATTATTATGCTAATCATATAATAGCACGTATTAAAACTGAACTTGACGGTATTGATTATGAATACATGGTAAACGATATGTCATCGTTACTACATGATTTACTTGTTAAATTAGTTAAGTTCGTTAAATCATATACAGTAGACTTTGTAGGTCTTGACCAGATTATCAAGTATAACTTTAGAGTTGAGAACTTACTCAGACTTATGGATAAAGAAGGAAAAATTACAAAATCCATTTCTCCTACTGAGAACTTGAATTTAACATTCAGTGATTATTCATTTATAAATGCTCAAATAAATGCTAGGTCGGATAACTGGTTTAACGATTTAGCTAGAAGGATTTATATGGTTAATCCTGATAGTATTGAATCAATGGTTTATCCATATAAATATGGAATAAATGAATTGTATCATCTTTCATATGATGATGGTGTAAAATATGATGTTACTCCATCGGAGATTACAACACCATATGCATATTATCATAGAATAAAGCTCATACCAGATTCTAATATAATAGATTCTGATGCGGAAACAAGTGAAAGTAATACGTATCTTGAAATAGCAGGTCCTAATATTATAGAATCACCTGCTGTATTAAATCATCAAATACCTTATATGAGTAATCCTGATGAGCAGGGTATACGTTTAGTTTATGGTGATGGTTATATATCTGATCCTTCAAACTATCCAGGTATGAGAATAGTATTTGATAATTACGAGTCAACTGCACTATCAAATAAGTATACTGATCATAATATATTTGAGAATAGTTATATCTATACTGTCTACATAGTTTGTAGAGCAATAGATATAGAGGATGTACTAGAATCGGCTTCAATACGATTTGTTACAACACCTCTTCTCGATATATATACTGGTGCTGGTATTGAGACTATTGGTGTTCGTGAATATAATACAGACTCTGATACTTATGATATGAGCTTTAAGGATGGAGTCATAACAGATGAATATGCACGTGATTGGCATGTCATCGCAGTATCACAGAACCTCAATAATGGTAAAGTATATATTGACGGTAAATGTGTACTTGATAAAACCTTTAATCTCAGGACAGATTTCACTAATGGAACTACTGATGATTTTAAAATTCGTTTTATGCCGAACGATATGATAGGTATAAACATGAAAGATGTTACAGATGATGGGTATGCAAGTTATAAATGCCCTGTTGATTATAGATTAATCATGATGGCTAATAAAGCACACCATTCATCGGAACTTAGAGAAAACTCTAAGTATATAATGAGAAGAGTTATAGATAAGCAATATGATAAATAATAAGGAGGTTTTCACAATGGATAAAATAATTAAGGATAGATTATCTTTAACTAATAAGGTACCTGAGGTACCTATGCCTGAATTTAGTAAGGCATCAAAAAAGGACCCTACATTATGGAGAAGAACAGAGGTTCTTTGTAGTAACGGCGAAGTAGTATTTAACCCTAATGGTAAATCTTCTTTTGCACCAGGTTGTCCTTTTACTGTAAGCGAAAATATGGTGCCTATTGGTGGTGTTCAGTATACCATGCAACAGTTATTTAGTGTCCGTAATACAAAGGATGACACACTGTTAACAATTCCTACACTGTATGACTTAACAAGCAATCCTACAAAGTGGGGTAACCCCAATACATATCCTGCACCTGTAGGGAGACCTAACTCAGGTATTTCTGATGACAGTACAAACCCGAATGAGACTTATATACAGCCTCCTAAGGTTAGAGTTGATGGAACTCTTGATCCCGATGCGTCTATTAAAGTTGCTCCTTATCGTATAGGCCATAGAGTACAGCTTTTTGGTATCGGTATAACTGGTACTGCAGAAAATGATATCACAGTTTACCCTGTAAACTACAGGGAAAATTCGATGGATATTGAAATTGCTGGCGAGATAGGTCAGACAATTAGAGGTGTAATGGTTCCATTCAGATATACACCTGTAGAACTTACAGATGGTTCACATCCCCTTACCCCTGCTGAGAGAACTCAGTATTTCGGTAAGATGGTTGATACTGAAAATGGTATAACATCTTATTATTTAAAAAAATTTGACGTTGAACCTGTTATTAAGCACGTATGGAAATCAGGAGAAGACATGGAAAACGATGAAGAAAATCAGGTTGACGAGAATGATGTATGGGCTAATACCACAAACATGAACGCAATTGAGTCGTTTACTGAAATCATACTTAAGATTACTAAGAAAGATGCTAAGGAATGGTTCGCTGCTATGAATGAAGAAGATAGGGCGAGAGTCAACACGATAGCACTGTTCTCAGGCGAGTATGTAAAGAACGATAGTTCAGACGATGGTGACTTCCAAGACGTAATGATGTTCTCGAAGCTCAACATACCTGTTGAGTATCTAACTATGTCTAAAGACCTGAATATAATCTATCGTGTATACGGTTCGTAAATAATATAAAAGAAAGAAGGTATCAAATTTGTTAAACGTTGGTATCATAGGACTTGGTAATACTGGAAACCAAGTAGCAACACTTGCTCAGAAAGAGCTCAAAATTCCAGTACTTGCAATTAACAGCTCTGCTAAAGACCTTGAGACAGTACCTGATGATGTACCTAAGAAAATAATTAGTAGTGCATCTGGTCATTCACAGGGTGCAGGTAAGAATAGATCTTTAGCTAAAAGCTACTTAAAAGATTCTATAATGAAGTTTATAAGTTCAGAAGACATAACCGGATTTATGAAGAAACTTGATGTTGTATTTATTATAAGTTCTACTGGCGGTGGAACAGGATCCGGTACAGCTCCTCTGATGGCTAATATAATACAGAGTATGTATACTTCTACTAAGGTAATTCTTGTAGGTGTACTCCCTGTTAATAATGAAGCACTTAGTGCTCATGTAAATACTCTTGAGTATCTCAATGAGTTATATACAATACTTACAGATCAGACATATATGTTATACGATAATGACTGTTATGCTGATTTACCATCATGGCAGATGATGGAGAAAGTTAATACTGAGATAGTACGTGATATAGACGTCATCAGATGTATGTACAACTACACAACTAAATTTGACAGCATAGATGAACAAGATATGCTAAGGCTTATCTCGTTCCCTGGCAGAATTATGGTTACAAGGCTTGAGAAGATAGCTGAAAAAGACTGTGATAATAAGACTATTGAAGATATGCTTATTTCCAGCATTAAGAGTAATGCTCACGTCGAAGCTCAGCGTGATAAGACAATCACTGCTTCAGGTATCATTGTAAACTTATCTGAAACTTTAATTTCAACCTTTGATAATCATATCCCTAAGGTTAGGGAATTTATGGGCGACCCCATTCATGATTTTAATCACATATATGTCAACACAGACAGATCTTTACCTAATAATGTATATCTTATATTATCTGGTTTAACACCAGTTAATGATAAGATGCATAAGATTTCAGACAGAGTTAATGAGATTGAAGAGAAGCAGAAGTCTCATGCTGAAGATAATGCTCTTGGTGAAATCGATATGGATAAGTTATCAAATAAAATTGCTGATGTACCTAACAAGAAATCCGACGGTGAAACAACTGTTGACTTGAAGAGTATTTTCGGTAAATTTATGTAATATGACTTTATCACTGAAATAATACATTATTTAGTTGGATGAATGTGAGAGAAATGAATAATAAATTATCATTTCTCTCACATTTTATTAAAACCCATTCCAAAAAATTTTTGAAAGGAGTTAAAAATATGGGCAAGAATAACAATGGTGGTTATAGAAATGACCACGACAACGTTAAAATTCCGGAGTGTGCAGAGGATTTTGCAAAGCTGGATTTTAAGAAGTTTAAGAAGAAAGAGGGTAAGTATTACGATGGTAAGAAGGAGCTCAAGAGGGCTTACTATAACCGTCTCATAGATGATTTACCCGATGCAATCAACTTTGTTGTTTATAATGGGCACATTGACAACAAAGAGACTAAGGAAACCAAGAATGGAATCCTGTCCAAGATCGTAAGTGATGAAAAGTTTATTTCATATCTCACTAAGCTGGTTAAGGATGGTGAAGATATTGAGAACATAAAACTTTTACCTATCATCGTAAAAGAAATTCTCGATGCAGCAAACATTCAGAATACTAAGCTGCGTGAAGAAAATCCTGAGGCACCTATCTATGATCTTTCAAATCTTGTAGAGCTGAGTAAAATCACTGCTAAGAAGAAGATCAAAAAGCTGGTTAAAGCTGGTGTAGATGAGAATATGGCATTCGATATTGTTTCTGTGTTCCCCACAGAGGCTGTATTAGCTAAGTCTCATGTGTACAGAATTCACATGCTCTTTGTGGTTCTTTATGAGTATGCTAAGAGTATGAGCATTCCGTTCGAACCTATAATCAAGGTCCTCGTTGGAGAGGATTATTACCCTCTGTTTATCTCTTTCGCTCTTCTGGAAAGAAAGAGAAAGTTTGCTGAACTGACTAATGACAGTCAGAGAGCATTCTATAATGATGTAACGGAGTGGTGTTTCAAGACACTTGAAGAGCTTGATAAGGGAACCATCATTAAGGTCTTTGAAAAGTATATTAATACACGCCGTCGCGATAAGAATGATAGCGAGAGAAGATACGCACTGACACTTGTATCTGAATCTGACTATCCTAGAATAGCTAAGGTAGTTAAGAAGCTCATCGAGAGCAATCCTGATAATAAAAAATATCTGGAATAACATGAGATTAAATATGATGCCCTATTGATAAAATCATTAGGGTGTCATATTTTTTATAAAAGAAAGAAGGTAGCGGATAATGATATTACATTTCACACTAGGCGACGTATCAGTCGACCCTACTAAAGTAGGTATAACAACATTTAAGAATGACAAGAATATAGTAACGAAGTTTATTTCGTTAAGAGACATAAAGCAGAAGCTCCGTCTGAATGCTAAGTTCCTTGAAAAGAGGAAACTTACTAACAGTGACCTGATAGTACATCCATTCAGGGCTGTACATGGATCTAATAGCTTGTGGACTGCAACTAGAATTAGATTTAATGAAGCTAATTTTGATGATAATAATGACCCGAATCTTAAGCTTAAGTGGGTCAATAATTCTAGGAACTTCACTCCGATGCTTATCGGAACAAAAACTCAGGAGAGTGAAGAAGTCATCATTTATGTGACAATTCCTGTATCGTTTAAGATACTAGGTTACTACTCTCCTTATTCAATGCTATCTACATATTTCGTAAAGGACACAAATATGTCGATGGCTGGTTGTGTTATAGTTACAACTAGAAAGCAGCTAGAAGAAAACGAACTCGTATTCTCTATGAACTACTTTGATAGAACCGATAATACAATCAAGACAGCAACAATTAAGAATGTACTCTCAGAAGATTTCGCAGGTTCAGTTGTTATGTCAAATGTAACAAGTAATAAGATAACTGATCTTGAAGAAAAGAATGAGAAGTTCAAGACTAGTATGAGATTTAAGGTACGTTCAGTTGATGGCACCATGCTTACAACAGCTTATGTAACTACAGCAGATAAGCATGCCGAACTGGAGTCTGCTCTTAATAAGAAGATTGCAGAAAAGAAGTGCCCTCCCGATCCTACAATATTTGTAGTTGAGGATATGGAGACTGTAGACGACGTTCTGGATTTTGCAGCTAGTGGTAAGTACAAGGCTATTACGCTTTATGAAATCAACATACCGCGTGAAAAATTCAAGGAGCGTAAGATCTATAATGTATTCAAGTATAACAGTGATACTGATTCCGTAGTAGCACTGATATAAATAATCAAAATCAAATCTCAAAAATGTTTATATATCATTTTTGTGGAGTTAAAAACTTTTAAACGAAAGGATGAATTAACATGGCAAACATTCCCGTAATTGCAGAAATTACAAAGTCACTCAATAAGAAGGGTGAGATTAGAGGTAGGAGTAAGAAAGAAACTAAAAAGCTGAAGGCTATGTGTACACATCATAAGTACAACAAGAAGGGTAAGCTTAAGGCTGCAGTATTTAACACAGGTGACGGATACTGCATCTGTGAACTCTGCGGTAAGAGGTTTCCGACAAAGCTCTTTGACGATAATGAACTCAAGGGCATCGTCAATGACATGAAGACCGTTAATGAGCAGGCAAAGTACATGGCAGTCGCAATCGGCGGCGGTAAGGAAGCCATCGACTACTTCGCTAAGACGGGTGTAGTTCTTCAGTCTTATCAGAAGAACTACAAGAAGATTCGCTTCACAGCACAGAAGCAGTCAAAAATCCATGGCAAGAATAAGAAGAACCATAACAGAAATGGCATGGGTGGTTCCGCACAGTTCGGTTCATGGAATATTAAGTAAGTTTTCCAGATGATGTTTTAACTCCATTATTTTTCGAATAAGCTAACGTAGATTTCTACGTTAGCTTATTTTTTGCATTAATATATCATATACCTACACCTGTACGTATAAAATGATATTTGCTATAAAACAAATATTTAGGGTTCAAATAAGCCCTAAATATTATTATTTAAGAAAGGTTGTGAAAAGTAAAATGGCGAAAGACGTCGAAATGTTTTATATCGAGAGTGATATAAAAAAGATACAGACAAAGACCAATCTTTATTTACAGAAGTATGGTCCTGCTGGAGCTTTCCACTTAGCGAGAGAAATCATTCAGAATAATATTGATGAATGCATTGATCCTGAGTCGAACGGTTCCAGCATTTATATTTCTTATGATAAAGAAACTGATATGCTGACTTGTGAAGATGATGGTAGAGGATTCCCTGAAAAGGATTATCCTTTGGATATATTCTGTACAACCAACCAATCAGGTTCTAAGTTCTTTAGAGACCAGGGCGGTGAGTCCGCAGGTGAGTTTGGCGTAGGTTTGACAGTGGTTAATGCTCTATCCGATAAATTTATATTAACCTCTTACAGAGAAGAAGAGGGATATAAGCATACATTAGAGTTTGCTGATGGTGAACTTAAAAAGGATATAAAGAAACCACTAACAAAAACAGACAAGAAGCATGGTTCATCAATCTCTTTTATACCTAGTAAGAAATATCTGGGTTCCAATACAGTTATTCCTTATAAGGAAATGATTGAATGGATTGAGAAGATGACCTTCTTTATCAGAAAGAAGAAAATAAAAATAAAGGTGGTTGTTTTTAAAGGTATGAAGCTTAAGGATAGCTTTACGTTTAAACCACGTAAGTTTGAAGATTTGCTTGATAAGCTTACAACCGATACTAAGTATTCACCTAAGATGACAATCAGTGGTGATAGTTCGATTAAAGAAAAAGTGAGAAAATCATCTATTGATAAGGAAACCGGAAAGGTAGTAACTAAGGAAGTTATTATCAAGAAAGGAATACATCTAGATGTAGCTCTTAGATATGTAGCTGACTCATCACCAACATACGATACGTATTGTAACTATACAAATACGATAGATGGTGGTATTCATCAGGATACAGTTGAAAGGTGCTTCTGCAATTATATGCAGAATAAGACTAAAGCAGCCATGACTGATAATCAGAAAGAGAAGACACCTATTTTATGGGATGATATAAGAGCTGGTTTAAGATGTGTAGTTAATCTGTCTACTAATGCACAGGTTGGCTTCGTCGGAAACGCTAAAGCCAAGGTGGGTAATGATGCATTAGTACCATATATTGCTGAGATAATGAATACTGAACTTGATAAGTTCTTTTCAAATAACCAGGCGTGCTTAAATGAATATATTAAGATAATAAAGCTTAATGCTAAAGCACGTATAGAGGCTTCTAAGGTAAAGTCGGCAGTTCAGAAAGAAAGAATGACATCTTTCAAAGAACATGAAATGACCAACTACATTAGGCCAAATAATACTGGTAAGAACCAGTACAGAGAACTGTATCTGGTTGAGGGACAGTCAGCTTCAGGTTCTGCGAGGAATGGCTCAGACCCTGATTCGCAGGGCTTTTTCCTCTTTAGAGGAAACACCGCAAACCCATTCAAGTGCACATTATCTGAGATAATGCAGAACCGTGAATGGAGAGATTTTGTAAACGTACTACGTTGTGGTATCGGACCCAATTTCGATATTAATAAGCTTTACTTTAAGAGAATAAATATTATGACAGACGAAGATGTTGATGGATTTGCAATATCATCAGGTATGCTCGCTTTCATCTATAAATATTATAGACCTCTTATAGAAGCTGGATACGTTTATAAAGTATTTACACCTCTTTATGCATTGGATGATAAAGAACATCCATTTGTAAAGAATAAAGCTGAAATGGTTGAGATATACCATAAGAAGATTTCAAAGAACTACAAAGTTGATGGTATGAGTAAATCCGAACTTAGAGAGTTCTTATCGGACACTTATGATTACAGAGATAATTTAATACGTGTCGGTAAAGATATGGGCAACACCTCAAAGTTCCTTATTGAAGCTATAATTGCTTATATGGTAATAGCTGGTGTTGTACGTTCGGAGAATGACTACGATGACCTGAAGACATTATTCAATAATCAGAAATTTATTAAGTTCCTGATGAGTAATCTTCAGAAAAAGTTCAAAGAAGTAACACTTACCGGAACTGTAATAGATGGTGTAGTAGACGGTAGATTCTGTTCAATAAATATATCCAATAGATTTATCAGGAAGACTGCATCGTTAATACCTGTCATTAAGAAGTACGGGTATATTCTTAAGGTTACTGAAAAGAATAAAGATAGTGTTGCAATGTCTATTGGTGAATTCTTGGACGATTGTACAAAGTATACACCTAAGATAATAACACGTTATAAGGGATTAGGAGAGCTTAATTCAGACCAGTTATACAAGACCACACTTGATATCAATAATCGTGTATCTGTTCAGTTCACCGTAGAAGATTTCGAGCGAGAACTTGGTATACTTGAAACTATACACGGTCCTAGTAAGAAAGACTTGGATGCACGTAAAGAACTGATGAAACATTACAAGATTAAACGTGATGATCTTGATAACTAATTAAAGGCGGTGATTAAAAATGTCAGAAGAAATTATGCAACAGAATGTTGCTGATGCTGTTCAGGAATATTCGTTGTTATTCGGTGCAAATAAGAACTTATATCGTATTGCAGCTTCACTTGCAGACGGGATAAAACCTGGTCGACGCAGACTGTATTGGTCTTGGTGGTTAAGTGAAAAAAGACCACAGAACACCAAACCCGAAACTTTAAAAAGATTAAGAAGCTATAAGACGGATACAATTTCATCAAACGCAATGTCATTCCATCCTCATGGTTCATCAGCCAATATGGACTTGATAGTTCGTGAAGGTCAATATTGGAATAACAATGTAATGGCTATAGTACCTCAGGGTTCTTACGGAAACATAAGAGGTGACCAGCCTGCAGCAGGTCGTTATTCTGAAGCTAAAATTGGTGAATATATGATTGATTGCTTCTTCGACGACTTTGATAAGTATTGTGTTCCAATGAAGAAAGCATATGATGGTATAACAGATGAACCTGAATACTTGCCAGCAAAATATCCTCATGTATTATTCAATCCACAGTTTAGTGGTATTGGATTTGCAATGGCTAGTAATATACCATCATTCAATGTAACTGAAGTTTTAAAAGCAACTATATCTCTTATTAAAGACCCAAAAACAAAGATAATGCTTATTCCGGATATTCCTACTGGAGCAGACGTTATTGATGAGGGTAACTTTAAGGAGATAAATAAGACAGGTAAGTCTAAGATAACGATGAGAGCAACTTCTCAAATAGACTACCAGAATAATATCATAACATTCACAAGTTTACCTTTACAGGAGACTACTAAAAATGTTATTACACGTATCATTGGATTAAAGATTGAAGATATAACTGAAATTAAAGACTATACCAAAGAAGGTGAAGTCAATCTTCAGATATATCTCAGACCTACAGCTAATCCTGATGATATATTAGATACACTGTATAAGAAGAAGATAGGACTTAAGTCTACGCTTCCTGTCGGTATTACAGTAATAGACGATTACGTCGCATATGAATATGGTGTAAAAGAACTACTGCTTGAGTGGATTGAATACCGTAGGGATATAGTCCGTTCAATGTTCTTAAACAATCTCCAGATTACAATGGAGAAAGCTCATATGAATAAAGTATATATGATGGTATTTAATAAGGACAACCTTGAGACTACTATCAATATAGCAAAGACGTCAAGTAATCGTAAAGAGATGGCTGATAGACTTATGAAGAAGTACAAGATAACATCTCTTCAGGCAGCAACGTTATCTGAAATGCGTGTGTATAACTTCAATAAGGAGTCATATGAACGTTATAAAGAGGAAAAGAAAAAGCTTGATGAAGAGCTTAAGGATATCAAGGATACACTTAAGCATAGTGAGAAGATTGATAACTTCATAATCAATCAGCTTGAAGAAGGCATCAAGAAGTGGGGTAGACCTCGTAAGTCTAGAGTCGTTAAAGAAGACGATGATAGTAAGGATAATATACCTGATACAGAGCATCTTATCGGTATCAGTGAGTCAGGGTATATTAAGAAACTTAAACTTAAAAAGAATACCGTAATTGGTCATGTAGGTAAAGAGAACGGTGCTTTAACTGTAATGCAGATAAATAACCGTGATGATATACTCGTTATTGACAGCAGCGGTAGAGTATCTAAGATATCAGTATCAGCTATTCCAAATATGGATTTTGAAGATATTGGCGTTGAGATAGGTAGGTACTTCTCGTCTGATGGTAAGATAATAGCAGTTATGAGATTACCATCAATGGATATTCTTGATGTAAAAGATGATAATGTATCCATTATTTTCGTTACAAAGTATGGTCTTGCTAAGAGAGTACCGATGTCAGAGTTTAAGAAGATATCAAACTATAAGTCTGGTATTACTTTAAATCCTGGTGATGAAGTAGCTGCAGCATTATTCTCATTCAATACTACAGTTAAAGATATTATTATATATACTAATATTGGTAATGGTATTAGACTTCCTATAGATAGTATCAAGATAGCTGGTAAGGCTGCAAAGGGAGTTAATCAGATAACCCTCAGGGATGATGAATATGTTGTAAATGCAAGTAACATCAATCCTAATAAGAAGTTGTTGTTCTATATAACATCAGCAGGTAGGGTAAAGTTGACTGATATAAAGTACTTCCCGGTAATGCAGAGAAAGGATGACACATTATCATTAATATCACTTGATAATAATGAAACACTCGTAGGTGTATCATCCGTTAGTAAGAATGATGTTGTAATGGTTTATCGTAAGAATTCAGACCCTGTCGAGCTTGAGCTAAAGGATTTGAAGACTACAACACGAATAGCTAAAGGCGAGAAAATGATTAAGACTCCTAAGGGAGATAAAGTCATTGCTTACAAGATATTCGGATAATATTTTATTGAGGGGTGTATACTATACACCCCTCATATTTATGAATGGATGTGAATAAAAATTATGAATAAAGTAAAGGTTGATAATAAACATGATAATTCTATTGATATAGCTGATACTATGAACAACATAGCATCACTTCTTATGGTATCCGTGGATTCACGACTTAAAACAAGTCCTCTCACAGTGTTTAATTATAAAACACAAATTAATATGACTATCACACGCACCCATTATATGGGTCAGATAGTGAAAGATAGTATAAAACTAATTTCGGCTTACGATTATAGAGGTGAAAAATTAGTTCAATAATGATTGATACGAACGGAAGTGATTAAAATTTATGAATAAAAACAAAGATAATGATATTACTAAAATTGACATATTGGATATTATGGTCAATATAACATCGTCACTGTTAATATCTAGAGGTACCATACCTATCTCTGAAACGCTTACGGTACCATATAATACGACATTAGCTAATACCATTAGGCGTACACATGTGTTAAGTGATATAACGAAAAGAGACTTACAATCTTTTTCCATTTATACACATGATCATAAGGAATATCTTCAATAACAAATAAAAGAGAGAGGCTGTGTTTTTACCATACGGCCTCTCTCTTTTTTTTAGTTACACATCCAATCTGGTTGGAAACATAATTTTAATATTAAAGCTATAAGCAAATGAGGTGAATACTTATGTTTATAAATGAAGATGCCGTATATAGTAAAAAAGATAAGTATCCAGTATTTATTGTATTAACATACGGCGATAACCCATTGGGTATAGCAATTAGTAAGATAACAGGTGATGAATGGACCCATGTACTAATAGCATTCAACCCACAGCTTGACCCAATGTACAGCTTTGCAACAAGGACACAAAAATCTGATAAACACCAATCATTATTTGGTTTTGTTTATCAGAATACTAAGGATAAATGGTACAAGAATAAGAATATAAAATATGAAGTATATGTGATGTATGTTAATAAAGCTGCATATATGAGAATGCAAGAAAGACTGGAATACTTTAAAACTCATGAAAGAGAATCAGAATACGATTTTCCTGGTTTGATAAGTATCGGGTTAAATAGAAATACTGAGCATCATAGAAAATATTTCTGCTCCAGATTTGTTGCAGAAATACTTCAGCAGGGTGTTCATATTGATAAGTTACCATCCCTTTATAGACCACAAGATATGAAGGATCTTAGTAATATTTCACTGGTTAATAAAGGTCATGATATGTATGCATATGACCCCAAAGTTACAATAGGTAATATGGATAAAATAAGATATAAAATATATAACGGATTTACATTCCAGGAGGATAGTAATATGTCATTAAAACTTGAAACTACAATATTTGAAAGATACCTTGATGATAAGCTAAGCCATGAAAAGTATCTTGAACTAACTGAGGCTATGCACGATGGGACTGTTACTAGCAAAGCAACTCTATTCGGTTGCAAGGTGGTTTATAAACCTAGTAAAATCGATAAGAAGTATGCTTCTAGAGAAAAAATCAATACATCTGATGTAATTAACTCTGCTGCTAGTTTAATTAATCGAACACCTAGAATTATTGCTGCAACTAGAAAAGCAATGATTAAACAGATTGCATCAGATATGGGTCTAGTTGATAATGAGATGACAGGAACCCTTTGGACTGATTTATTAAAAGTACAAAGAGTTGAAGCTACTACAAGCACCCACGGTGTACTATTTAAGTGTCAGGCTAAGCCTACATCTAAATATTATAAAATGCTTAAAGAAAATAATAAATCAAGTGAAAATAAAGCTGAAAAACATAAGTTGTATAATATAGATATAAAGGCACCTTTAAGTGCTGACGATATTGATGATGAATATCTGAATACTTTCATATCTATACATTCTAGATAAAATTAAGAGAGTGATGATTTTTTTTCATCACTCTCTTATATAATTATTCAAACATACGAAAATATACACTGAAACAAATAGATAAGTCTATGACGAAAATATTACAAAGGAGGTTTATAGATTATGCCTTATATTAATAGGGAAAAAATCCTTAATGAATCACCTACTAAAAGGCTCATAATAGGGTTTAATAATTTAAAGCAGAACTTTACAAAAGAAGCTGCTCTTGAATATTCTAATCTTTATAAGGATCAGTCTTTATCATTTATCATAGAGAATTCTAGGATGATTTTTTCTGAACCTTACTATGGCTTAGAGTTTTATAAGGAAGCTGTTGCTGGTGAGAATGATAATGCAGTCTTCCATAAGTACAAAGATGAAATTAATAAACTAGACGAGTTCATTTCTGATAATCAGAATAAGATGCCTGTAGACCAGCTTCAGATGTATCTGGATTTACGTGATTCTATCAGTAGCGAACTGTCTAAACATAAAAATAGTGAAGTCGTTGTAGGTCATGCTATTGCTAAGGATAAACAAGCTGCTAAAATAGCTGATGAAATTTCTGATAAGCTATACGATTATAAGAAAGCTGAAGCTGAGAATAATATAAATGGTATGACTGATGTAAGGAGTAGGATAAGGGACACTATGACCAATATGGAAGACCCTTCAATGTTTTTTACATTAGCACCATATGTTACTCAGGGAATCTTAGATAACTCTATTCTTAATGAGAATTTAAAGAGATTTGCAAGCGAACCCATTGAGGACTGGACTAAGCTTGAAGCTATGGAGTCTGCATTTGATAATGTAGTAATCCTTTCTAAGCTAGTGAAAGATAGTGCATACTGTGAAGCAGTTAATACTATTCCTTATATTACTAGAGTAGCTTTAATGAAGTACGCAACTGAGTCAGTTCGGGACAACCTAAATGAACTTATTACTGAGAGAGTATCTAGTGACGAAGCTTATTATTCTACACCTATGATGGCTGTGCTCAATCTGTTCAATTCTGATACAGATTCTATCATATATAAGGAAGAGTATGATGAATTCCGTAACTCAAGATATAATGTAAGATTACATGTATTTGAGTCTATGATGGATTTAATCACTTACGAATATCAGAATTGCGATGATACGAACGCTGTAATTGATGGTTATAACTTCTTTGATGAGGGGACTACTATTGAGCAAGCATTTGATATAATCAGTAAGAAACTTGCTGAAACTAAGGCTACACTTAATATCACTGAAGCATCTGATGATGAGGATGTTTCAGATGATGATATTAACAATATGGAGAATGATGTCAATGACGTTCCTGAAAGAGAGGGAACTGTCTCAAAAAAACCTGAAGCCCCTAAGCCTAAAAATTTAGCTAACAAAATCCAATTCAAAGCAATGGATGCTGAAGTTAAACAAAATAAGATGCGTGCTGCTGCAAAGCAAAGGGGCCAAGAAATGAAAAATGCGGCTAGGGCAGCGGCACAATTACCTGCAAACGTAATCAGTGATATACGTGACCAAACTCATAAGCTTGATGAAGCTGATGATGACCGTAGAAAGAAGTACATGCTCGAGCCAGGTTTCAGAAAGAAGGCTGTGCGTAATTTAAAGCTTGCTGTATTATACGGTGGTGCTGCTAGAGCAAAGCTTGCCCTTGTTCCTGTTGTAGCAATATGCCGTCATTTTAGTAAGATTAAGAATATACGTATACGCAATGAACTTGCTAGAGAGCTTGATACTGAAATAAAAATCACTGAAGAAAAAATTAGTGATGCTAATGCAGCAGGTGATAACAAAGAGAAGTATCAGTTAATGCGTATTAAATCTAAGCTCGAAGCTGAAAAGACTCGTGTAAGATTAAATACAAAGTATATTTAACTAGGGGGTTGTCTTTATGATAGAAATAACTCCTAAGTATACACCTAAATATGGAAATTACTTCCTTGCGACTGAAGCCCCTAGGAAGCGTCGTAGAACTTCTATCCGTACAGTAAAGTCCAATGAGACTGATATAATGACACCAGATGATGATGACATCCAGACACCTGATATCGATATTGAGATACCCGATGAGGCGCTCGATATACAAGTACCGGATGATATGGATGACCCTGAAGATTTGGAGATTGCAATGCCGTTAGAAGATGAAATACAAACACCTGATACGGAGATACAAACTCCAGATAATTCTGGAACAGAAATTCAAACGCCACCCGAAACAGGTGATACTGAAATACAAACACCTGAAGCTGACATACAGACTCCAGATGCAGAGATTCAGACACCCGATACGGAGATACAAACACCTGATGATGGCGGTACCGATATTCAAACACCTGAAGCTGACATACAGACTCCAGATGCAGAAATTCAGACACCCGACGCTGAGATACAAACACCTGATAATGGTGATACTGATATTCAGACTCCTGATGATGGCGGAGAACAGGATACTAACTTCAACAATGATACTGTTGGAGATAATCCTGAGGGTGGTGAACAAGACACAAATTTCAATAATGATATCCAGACTCCTGATGATGGCGGAGAACAGGATACTAATTTCAACGATGATAACGGTGGAGATAATCCTGAAGGCGGTACCGATATTCAGACTCCTGACGGTGGTGGTGAAGAACAGGACACCAACTTCAATGATGATGGTGGTAATGATATACAAACACCTGATGGTGGTGACGCTAATAACCAAGGCGGAGATAATAAAGGCCCCGGTATAGATTATGACTCTACCCGTAAATATAACTTATTTAAAGATTTCATGTCTCTTTATACAGCTATTGATAACTACATATTTAAGCTAGAGGATGGCATTAACGATGATATAGATACCAACCAGATGATAAAGGTTGCTGTCAATAAACTTCGTGAGATAAAGGACTTGACATATGATTATATGATAATAAAGTTCGAAAGTCAAACGTACGTTCAGTCATTATTATTCTATCAGAATCTAGTAGTAGCTATTCAAATTGTATTTAGGTTACTAACAAACCTAAAAAACAAGAAAATAAAGGAAAATAATTCGAGTAAATAATCAATCTTTAGAACATATCAATAATTATAGTTAATTCAAACTGAATTAACTTCTGACAGTATTTATTTTAAATACTGTCAGGCAAAGGTAATTCACAAAACAAGTTTAATTTTTAAAGAAGGAGTTGAATAATTAATATGGCTATTTCATTTTTAACTGAGTCAAGTAGAGACTTCCAGGAGACAGCTACCATCGGTGGCTTCAAGTCTGGCGTTTCTAATTCATTTGACGAAATTTTCACTGAAGCATATGATAGCATGTTAAGCAACGGCGTTGACGTTATGGTTGACGTAAACACAATGGTTAAGAACAAGGCTAAGCTGAAGGCTTTCAAGGATGCTCTCCTTGGCGAGCTTCAGACTGAGTGCGCAGAGATGCAGGGTGACGATACTGTAGATTATGGTACTCATGCAAATCTTTACGAGCAGGTTTCTGACATGTTCGATAACTGCGTTTATGACTTCGTTAAGGAGTCTACCTCTATCGGTCAGTTACTGCCTATCAAGGCAATTGACTTCCCTATCCTGATCAAGCAGCAGCTGAAGCTGGCTTCTAAGGATATCATTCAGACAGAGGTTACTAAGAGCCCTGTTATCAAGAAGCATATCGAGCAGACTTACATTGTTGATAACAATGATAAGACCAGAAGATGGAAGTATCCTCAGTGCTTCTTCACTGATGAGTTCAAGGAGATCTTCGCAGCTGGTAAGGGTCTGCCTATCAAGGAGACACCCGTTGATCTGCCTGTTTACAACTTCGATGTTGTAGCTAATCTGACAGATGCTGATGTTGCTGGTTCCAAGACTAACTCTGCAAGAGAAACATACACAATGAACCTCCAGATCACTAAGGTTGTTGTTGAAGATCAGGCTGACGACACTAAGACTATCGAGATTCCTATGAATCCTCCTATGAGAATTAACCTCTCCGACAATGTATGGCTCGGTGGTAAGATCAATAAGACTGTTAAGGATAGCACTGGTGCTGACCAGGTTATCGATGACTACATCATGGGTACAGTTGATTTCGTTACACATACAACATCTGTATCTGCTATTAACGGAACCGTTAAGAGCGTAGTATTCTCTGGCTATCTGTCTAACGAGAAGAACGAAAGACACGTAACATTCGAGTATGCAAGAGAAGAGCGCGAATGGAAGATTGAGGACGGTACAAGAGTTAACGTTCCTTACTCCCTGGAGGAGCTTGAGGACGCTAAGGCTCTGCTGGATATCGACCTCTACAAGAAGACATATAACAATCTGGCAGATTATCTGACTCAGATGGAAGATTCTACAATCCTTGCTTGGCTGGACGAACAGTTCAACCTGTATGATGGCGTAGAGCTGACTCAGGACGAGATCCTTGGTTGGAGCAGCTTCATCACTAAGAGAGTATTCGATTGTGATTCTACTTCACTGACAACTGCTCTGCCTAACGAGTACATCGAGAAGATGCTGAAGTTCAAGATCGACAGACTGATCATCGACATCTGCGATAAGGCAAAGCTTGAAGATATGACATTCGTTATCTATGGTAACCCCAGATTCGTATCTCTGCTCAATCCTGTTGTTAACTGGGTTACTAGACCTGGTTCTACAGCTAACGGCGTTAAGCTGGATTACGGTTATGGTATCATGACTTCTGGCGACGTTAAGGTACAGGTTGTATCTACTAAGAAGGTTAACGCTTCTTACGATGAAGAGAAGGGCGAGTTCTCTGGTCTGAGAATCATTCCTTTCCCTCTGTCCAACGAGCAGTTTACATTCAAGCACTACAAGTATACAACTCATATACTCACAGCTCAGAACTCTGCTTACAGAGCTCCTGATCTGCCCGGCGGCTCCATGACTAACCTCATGGGTGTATCTAGATACACTAACGCTGCTGTTCAGGGTATTCAGGCACAGCTTAAGTTCGCTAACGCTGAGACTTATATTGAGATATAATTGTGCGTTAATAATTTACTTTGAATTTCAATTCGGAGTGTACGGAATTAACCGTACACTCCGAATTTTTATAAAAAAATAAGCCCGACACTTTGATATGTGCCGGGCTTTATTTCATCTAGTCTTCCACCCCTTTCTGTTATCCAGATATTCCCTATAGGGAATATGCATTTCTGGATATTCGTCAGCTGGGTAATTATCTATATCATACTTGTAGTCCCAGCGTATTTCCGATAGGACATCACGATATAGATTTACGACGTTCACGACACCTTTGAAATCCTGCATCCATTCGTTGCAGTGAAAGGCCAATCGTTCGGCTATCGGATCGTGACTAACATCAATCTCATATGTGATTGATGCATCTCGATCTCCGTGGCCCAGAACGAGAGTTGCAACTCTCGTTCTGGGTTCATCAAGGTACTCGTACTTAGAATACCCTGAGTAACGATGGTGATATACCGTACTGCTATGTATAGTACGGTATATGACTCCGATTATTTTACTTTCGTCATTGAAGGTAGCTTCAATGACGAAAGTATATTCCATCCATTCACGATTGCCCACATCCAGTGTGTACCGATGATTTTCAATTATTCTATCGGTTTTATAGTCATAGTCGTAGTACATTTCCTCCTGATTTACGACATAACGATATCCCCGATCAGTTACGAGGAGTTCCTTGTATATTTGACGAAACTCGTCCTCACCTGAGCTCCGCCAGATTTTTCTCTTAATTTTTCCTATTGTGCTGTTATTTTTCATAACTATACCCTCCTTGGTATTATTTCGTTTTTCTGACAAGGGTAAACGAAACCACTTTGACGCAGTGTAAAGAACCCTTTATTTGATTTCACTAAGATAGTATATAAACAAAAAACGATTTACGGGGAACGTACTAAAAAATGGAATATACAATAATATAAAGAAATCCTTATATGAAAGGAGTGTCATACACTTTGAAAATAAATCTCAACAAAGACAAATTCAAAGAGATAGATAATGCATTTTCAGTATTACAAGAAGATTTAAATAACAATGCTGCATGCAATATTATCAAGGAGTCTCTTGAATCCTGTTTTGGTTATACATTCAGAGTAACGGTTATCCCTGTTACAGACACTAACCAGCCGTTTTTCGTTATGTCTGTTTATCCCGATATGGATACTGTTACTAAAATTATAACTGCGTTATCAGGGAACGATAATAAGAAAGATAAAACTATCAGTAAGCTATGGGAACAGACGAAAGAGTGGACTATTGAAATTGATCCTAGAATACTATCATTTGAAGGTATTACTAATAGAGAATTAACAGCTCTCCTTTTACATGAAGTTGGTCATATAGTCTTTTCTAATTCTATACCTTATAGAGTTACTACGATTCTTCAGTACGAACTTGCTAAAACTAGAATGGAGAACAAGATTCTTATTAGAGATAGATTTTTCAGAAAACTTCTATCTCTTCCTATTCTTAATGCATGTGTCGCTGATAGCAAGAATGCTGACTCTATAAAGATAGAAATCAAAGCTGATACATTTGCTCAGAAAATGGGGTACACTAAAGAACTTACATCAATTCTTAATAAACTTATTAAATCTAATAAGTATCCTAAGAATGCATCCATAGATAAGAACATGAAAGATACAGCAAGATTTTCAATAGAAACTGTTGATCAGTTCCGAAAAAGACATGACCAACTTGTTAAGAATAATCTTATTTCTCTCAAAAAAGAATGTACCAGTGTATATATAGGCAATGTTATCCAAGAATGCTATAATACCTATTTTGAGGATCACGAGGACAGTTCTGTACAGGATGGTAAGAAGTTACTATTTATGCAAGAGAGAGCTGATAAGATTATTGATAAAGGTATCTTTACAGAAGCATTCTTATTCAAGGGTAAACTCAAAAGAATAGACCCTGCTGAACTTGACTATATAGATATCAAAGCAACTGAGATCAAGACTGAGTCAGATAAGATGATGCTTATAAGTTATCTCCATAATAAGCTTGATTTAATCGAGTATTATATCAGCATTATGGAAGACCCCAAGCTCAGTAGAAAATATACAATCCCACATACATTAGCACAGCTAAGAAGAATGCGGGACAGACTGCTACAGTCTAGAATAAATATAATAAACTTTAAAATTCCTGAAAGAACTAAGGGGCTGTTAATAGCATGGCCTAAAAATTATGAAGGGTAGTGAATATTATGAACGATGTTATTGCTATACAAGAATTTGAAATCGACTTAATGAAGTTGGAATCTGTACTTGATACAGTATATGAAACCTATGACGCTGAAACTGAGTATGCTATGTTAATAACTGAGTCTACTTCAGATGTTAGTAAGTATGATGAGTTGATATATGAAGCAGACTCTAAGTTTACAGATAAGGTTAAGAAAGTCATAGATGCTTTAATTGAAGCATTTAAGAATATGATGGAAAAGCTCAAAGAAGAGTATAGAAAGATGGTTGTTAAGAATGAGCTTAAGAAGAGAGTAAAAGCTCTAGAAAAAAAATGGAATAACTATAATAAGGGTGTTAAGCCTCTTATAGGTAGAAAACAGTATGACCGTGCTACTAAAGAAGTTAAAATTGTATGTAAAGAATTTGCTTCCTTATTACAAGGACTAGCTGGTTGTACCATAGATATATCTAACGCTAAAACAGAAGCAGCACTTGATAGGGCTGCAAATAAGCTCGATAAATGGGGCGATGAAAATGATGGTAAGTTAAATGCATATAGTCAGATGATAAATGGGTATTACTTCAAGTCTGTCGATCAAGCTATCAAGGGTGTTGATAAGGAGATGGATGAGATAGATAATATCCTAGCTGAATTAAGTAATGACGCAACTAAGAAGATGATTGCTATTAAGACGGCTGCAGCTAAGATTGCTGAAGATGATGAGCTCAAGGCTCAAAAGGTTGCTGGTCTTGAGAGAGGCTTAAAGCTATTGTCTGGATATTATGCACAGTTCAGTAAGTCAGTATTAAATCGCCCATTTATGCTTATAAAAGAAATCGAAAGTGCTCTTAAGTAATAAACTGATGGGCAGATATTGAACTTTTGACTATGATATAAAATAAAAAAATAATGGTGAGATGTAGAGTCTCACCATTATTTTTATACAAATCAATTCAGCCCTTTTTAAAAAGGGCTTCATTTGCCGACATTAATTCGGCAAAAGCCGTTTCCAACTCCTCCTTTGTTCTTGCGGCTTCGAGCATTTTTATGCTCGTTGCCACTCTTTTCTTTGATGCTAAAATAGCAGCATCAATAGCAGCTATTTCAGCATCAATGGCTTCAGCTTCAGCTTCCGCTGCTTTTCGCTCTTCACGAAGCTTCGCCATTTCGGCTTCATGCTCAGCTTCATCAGCTTCACGCTGAGCACGAATTTTTGCTGCTTCCGCCTCATACTCGGCGTCAATCGCAGCCATTCTAGCTTCATGGATAGCATCCATTTCAGCCAGCACTTTTCCAATATTCATAATTATACCTCCTGTTTTTTTATTTCGTTTTTCTGACAAGGGTAAACGAAACGGACTTGACTATGCCCGAAAGAACCCTTTTTGTTCTTATTCACCGAGATAGTATATAATTATAAATCCTTACTTTATGGGTAACGTACTAAAAAAGAAGCGTGAAATTAATCACGCTTCTTTTTTAAAAGTTCTTGGGTTACCAACATATAGTCGGCATACACCGACTCGAGCTCCTCTATTGTTTCTGCCCGGTTGGTCCGTTCACGTATTGAAGCGAATTCAGCTTCAATAGTTTCACGCTCCGCACGAAGCTTTGCCATTCTAGCTTCATGCTTAGCGTCCATTTCGGCCATTTTGGCTTTGTGGTTGGCATCCGTTTCCACGTCTGCCAATATTTTTTCAAGTTCTTTAATTTTCATATTTATACCTCCTTAGAGTATTAACCTACGCTTCTTTTTCGTAAAATCACTCACTTCGGCAAGACAGATGAAAAACTCTTTAGAGTTTTCTCCGCTCAACCCCAACATTTCAAGGTAGTGTAATGTTTTATCACTCCATGGTTTTTTTGGAGTGTTAAAACTATGATTCGTGTATACGAACTCCTCAGGCTTGAAATGCTCTGAGAGCTTTTCTATTATCTCTTTAACATCATTAACGGTAAATCTACCATCAATGATATCACTCATAAGCATATAGCTTATGTCATACTTATCTCTAGACCGCTCAAGATATTCTTGAACCGTCTTTTCTGCCGTCTTTTCGTTAAACGAAAAGACTGTAGTACCCACTGCCACACATATAGCGGCTGATTTAATTAATAATTTTATCATATTTTTTTCCTTTCTGTGTTTTAAAGTCTTTTTCACCTGACTTTATTTTTTACTTACACAAAAATAATGTATAAAATCAATCTAGGAACATACTAAAAACTCACTATTTATACCAGTTATTTTTTATTTATATTTAAACTTGTTAATAACTTTAACAAGAAAGGAAATGATTTAAATGGCTAATAAATCATTTGAAGAGTTTAAGGTAGCAGATTATTTGAAAGAAGAGATATTGAATACCAAGGACCCATACTTAAAAAGTTCGAACGGTTTCGACGTATCAATTCTGTATAATTCAAAAGAAGTAGATAAAATGCTATATACTGCAATACTTGAAGAATGTAAACAGAATATATGGTTTTTCTTTAGAGAGATAGCTAGAGTACCATCATTATATTCTGATATAGGCGAACAATTCACTCTAACACCTATATCATATGCAATGATAAAAGCATACGAATGTAAATGTAATTTTGTAGTTTCGTCAATATTTGAAAATAGTCAGATACATCAAACATTAATTCTTCTTGCACTCTATGAGTATATATGTAATTATCCGTCTAAGACATTAAATTACATTAATACATTTTTTACTAAGGCTTGTCTTGATACTGAAAAGTCAATAGTATCTAATAAAATAGGTGAAGATATAAGTCAGTATGCAAATGTATTGAATTATGCTCTACCTTTTTTTATTATTTTTAACTCTCAATATGTAAAGGTATTAAGAAATGAATTTAATAGTTCCAATACACGATATAATCGAGCAATTGCCAGAATAACTGTCGATACTAAAATAAGAGAAATATTAGACAGGAACTTGTATGTTTTTAATTTTGAAAGTTTATCTGAAGAAATGCGCTTCTTCTTGTTGGAATGCTGTAATAAATATCATTTAAATAACCATGACGGTGCAGAAATATATTCTGGTAGATTTATGTTTGAACTAGACTTTAATAATATTAATTTAGACTCACTAACGGTTAGCTATATTCAATTTATGATACCTCGTATCAAAAGTACTGATTTTATGGTTAATCCTAAGCATGTCGATTATATTATGAGAGAGTCTTGTGATAATGGTTCTATAATACACATAGCTGAGACCATTGATGATAACCAGACAAACAATTATAAGCTTTATAAAACGGATGAGTATTTAAAAAAAATAAAGATGTAAAAAAAGAAGAGAGGTATATTCTTAATATACCTCTCTTCTTTTTTAGAGCACCACCATTACTACATGGTGATGCTCCACCAGGTCGCCTGGTGCCCCGTCTCCGGTGCTGTTGCAGCACCAGGGACTTCTCCAACACCAACTGCCGCAGTGTCTGTCAGCATTGGGGCAGTAAGTACATGCTCCATCACTGACTGCACTTTTCTCGATGCAGCTCTCGCAGCAGCTAGTCACCTGACCATTCGACCAAGTGACTTTTTCAAATATTTCACCGTTTGCGAATTCATGACCGCAGATATCACATTTTGTAATGTTGAAAGCGTCGTTCATCTGATATATATTGTTTGTCATATTTATACCTCCTAGGGTATTCATTTCGTTTTTCTGACAAGGGATAACGAAACAGATTTGACATATCTGAAAGAACCCTTTATTTGATTTCACGAAGATAGTATATAATTATAATTTCTAACTTTACGGGAACGTACTAAAACAATACACCATTAATCATCCTTATCATATTTTTTAGTCGTGACACACTTCTATAATAGTTAATTTTAAAAGGGGATGATAATTTGGCAAAAAATCGTATTGCAAAGATAGGCTCGAAGTATTACGATTTGGGTACATCTAATACTTCGTTCTTACAACTTGCAATGGATTTAAGAACACTTGGTGTTAAGAACTATTATTTCATGCTAGAAATTTGCGATTATAGTCTAGTTACAGTAGACCCTTTTGCTGTTGATAAAAATGGTAAGTCTACAGTAACACAGGACCAAGTTGCTAGAATAATGACAGAGTGTTTCAGAAATCCTTGGTATTATTTAAGAGAACTTGCTAGAATTCCTGACCCAGGTGGAACGGCAGTACCTTATCTTGCCAACCGTGGTAATATAGCTCAAGCATGGTGTATAATTCATGGATTAGACTCATGGTTATGCCTACCAAGACAGCAGGGTAAGACACAGTCAGCATTAGCTATTCAAGACTGGATGTATTCGTTCGGTACAACAAACTCACAGTTTATCTTTATCAATAAAGATGGTGAAAACGCTAAGACGAACTTAAGAAGAGCTGGTGACCAGATATCGTACCTACCAGAATACTTAAGATTCGAGTCATTTACCGACGAAGAAGGTAAAACTATTAAGGCTACTAAAAATGCTACACAGATGAGACATCCTGTAAATGGTAATTCGATTATAATTAAATCTAAAGCTACATCATATGATATGGCATTATCATTAGCTAGAGGTCTTACCGCACCAATTCAGCATTTTGATGAACCCGAATTTACGGCTCATATTAAAACAATAATAGCAAACTCATATTCTACATTCGAAACAGCTGCATCACGTGCTAAGGCAAATGGTGCAATGTACGGTAGAATCTTCACCTGCACGCCTAAATGGTTACTGGGCGTGGTTACTAGTAATAGTAACAAGAAAAACTCTCTTAATTGCTGGAAACTCTCGATAAGTCTTAACTACTTAATTAAGTAACAATGTTAAGAATAGAGACAATCAGCAGTAATACTTTACATTTTATAACCACACAACCCCCGAAAGAGTTAAATGTGAAGTATTATTCAACGACTATCCAAAGCTAAAAAATCGCATTGGTAGAAATACCTAAATAGTGAGGAAGCTAGGCGATTTGAAAATAAGGTATTATTATATACACGAAGCGAGTAGAGTAGCGCCCAAGTTAATAATGGGGTTAGTTTTACAGTGAGAGCTGTAAGTAAATCTATTAAAGCAAAATGGAGAGCTCCACTATATTTGGTAATAGGATATAGTGGATGAAGATATAGTCTAAACTTCTACAGAGATGTAGAGAAGTTCATAAAAGAACTGTATAGGTGTAACGAACCTATATGAATATAAATTAGGGTGACCTTGATACTGCAATGGGTCAAGAAGCACAAGAAATTCTTGATAAAACAGCAAAATTTACAGAGAGACTTTATGATATGACAGAAGAAGAGATTCAGGAATATCTAAACTCTCAGGGTAAAGATTGTAACAAAATTCTTTATATTGAATATCAATATTATCAAATTGGTAAAACTGATGAATGGCTAGAGAATATGTCAGCTAAAATAGGTGATCCTCTAGTAGTAAGACGTGAGATACTCTTACAAAGACTTCACGGTTCGTCAGCGTCACCATATGACCAAGAAGATATTGAATATATAGTAGAAACACAGCATAAACCAATTGATGAATTATGGCTGTTAGATTTCTATAAATTTGATATTTACAAAAAATTAAATCCTAGAACTCCTTATATCATAGGTGTCGACTGTTCGACAGGTACTGGTGGAGATAATAATGCTATAACTGTAATAGACCCTTATACCGTAGAACCAGTAGCTGAATTTGAGTGTTCTTATATTGGTGAAACCATGTATGAAAAACTCCTTATAGAGTTAATTAATGTTTTACCTAGAGGTATATTATGTATAGAGCGTAACAGCGTTGGTGACTCGATTATAGACCACCTTCTTAACAGCCCAATACGTGATAGACTCTATTTTGATAAGAATAGAGACCTCGTTCAGGAGAAGGCTCATGAGAATGAGACTGTTGAATCTATGCTTAAGAAGCAAGCTGCTATTAAGACATACTATGGTGTATGGACAGGTACACAAAGCCGTGATGATATGTTTAGCATACTATCAAGGCATGTAAAAGAATATAAAGAGAAATTCATAACAAAAAATATTATTCGTGACTTATCACGACTTATAAGAAAAAGCTCAGGTAAGATTGAAGCAGGTCCCGGTTCAAAGAATGTATATAATATTAAAATATATGAAAACAAAACTCAATATGCAGTCATTGTGAGGACCGGGTTAAACTACTCTAATTGCGGGGATATCTTGTTTAAGTCTCAATTACTAACTCATATCAATATGAGGGCAAGGGGTAACTCCTTAGGTATAGTAACAATATTGAGAATAGAGACAATCCGCAGCGAAGCCTCATTTGAGGAACGTTCAACGACTATCGAAAGGGCATCTATGATAGAAATATTATAGAGAGTAACTGAGTAGAGTAGTGCCTTATAAAGGTTAGTTTTTAAGTGATATTAGCTTAATATAAATCTATTAAAACGAAACGGGTAGCATCATTTATTTGGTAATAGAATAACTGATGATGATATAGTCTAAAAATTGTTCACGATGACTCTATAATGTCTTATCTGATTGGTTTATATGTATACTACCACGGTAATAACCTAGCACTGTTTGGTTTTATCAAAGGTAGTGATGAGATAATAGACCAAAATAAGGGTATGAAGCGTGCTGATGAAATAGACCCCACTAAGGTTGACCCCGAACTTATTAAGCAAGTTAAAGTTGTTGAAGAGCAGGTTGCTCAACAGAAACAATGGGAGGCTATGATGAAAGAAGCCGCTGTAAGAGCCCAGCGAGATACATTCCAATTACATAAAGCTGGACTTATACAGAATGATATATTCAGTAATACACCAGACCAAATTATTGAGGATATTAATGAAGAGAATGGTGATATTGATTTAAGTCTATTTAACTCATTAAACGGATTTTAATAAAAAAGATAAAAAAGGAGTATACATGACCCCGCTAGGGGGTCATGTATACTCCACATTACAACATAAAGGAGGTACTATGCGCTCCATAGACATTAGTCTACGAGCACTACACTATCTTCTCCGAAGAACATGTGTATGCACCTCCTTTTCTGGAAATAAGAATTAAAATGATTAAAATACATTTCATTATTCTAATCATTTATCTCTTACATGTAAATGTTGTATAAAGTAAAATTAGTACTTTACGGTTTTATTTTATATATTACTTACAAATAAATATTATATAATTAGGAATTACCGATTTTACATTTACATAAACTTTATAATGAAAGGAGTATTTTTATGAGCGAAGAGATTAAAAATACTAATGTAAAAAATAACGAAAACCGTGAAGTAACATCTGAGAACAATGGCAGTTCAGCTATGGACTATAAGCTTATAGTTGACATGGTTAAAGAGATGGAGTCTAACTATAAGATGTGCAAGGATATGATTACTTCAGCTATCGCATCTAATTTTAGTCTTGATGAGACTATATTAGAGAAAATGCTTACGTATACAAATGAAGACATTGATAATATGTCTGATACTGATATACGTGAATTACTTACTAAGTATTCTTTACCAGGTACAGATTCCCCTAGTGTTATTTTAGAAACTAGGAAATCCCTCAATTCTGATAACGAAGAGAATGTATCTGATGAAGATACATTAAGAGAAGCAGTTAAGTCTATTAAGAAAGAATCTGTAGACTTATATTCGCTTAAAGCTGAGAGTGACTCGATAAAGGATGAGTCACAGGAAATACTTAATGATTACATTAACTATGCAACTTCAGATAAAATCAAAGAAAAGAGAGCTGCTCGATTAGAAGCTATGAAAGCTGCTGCTGAAATAAGTGAAGACGGTCCTAAGAAGATAGCTATGCAGAAAATGATAGATGCTATCGAAGCGTCACAGACATTATCTTTTATATATAAGAGATTTAATGAATTAGGTGATAAAGAGATTAAGTCTATCGTTACTAGTTATTTTGATAATAGTAAGGGTGCGTATGTAATTAAGAGGTTTAAGAATAATATTACTAAATTTGGTTTTAGTGAGAATCTGTTTAGGTACTTCTTCAATCTCGAAGAAAACTTCTTGGATGAATACTATCATCCATTTAATAACTTATTCCTCTTTATATACATGAGGTTTGTTGGTTATGCTGACCCATACAGCAAGAGTGATAAGCTTTTTGTACAAGCACTAACATCATCAATGGCTAACCTTGTATATCACAAGTTCCAGAATAACGAGAAGGATAATTTTGTTGATATTATGAAAGATATCCTTGATAAGTTTGCTGATTATCATGATAAGTTTAACAAGGATAACTCTACTCATCCTAATCATCCTAAGAGAATCGAAGCTGATTCTAAGAGAGAAATTGATCGTAAGACAGCTATGATAGCTAAAATGGATGAGCTGAATATCACTGGTTATGACAAGAATTCAACTGCTGATGAGATGCAGGCATTCATGAATGAAAAGCTTGATGAGCTTATTAAGAAGCAGAATGCTAAGACTGATGAAAGTGCAGAAGAAGTAAACGAGACATCGGAAGAATGATTTAACAGGTGGTGTGAACGTGAGAATAATAGATAAACCGAAATTTATTCTTGGAATCTTTGAGTTATTGGCTGGTATCTGTCTTATATTTACATGTATTTATTTGCGTAGAACCTCTAGATTAGTATTTGCTTTCTTTCCAATTTTTTGTGGTATCGGAATGATACTATCAAATATTGAGACAAGAGCTGAAAGGCAAAAAAGAAAAGAAGAGTTAATGCAAATGTTTAAAGATAGATGCGGTAACAGCTTATGGACTGAAGATACGAGCAATACATCTTCGGATAGTGAGTTAAAAGATTGATAAAAAACATTGTCATAAGGGCTATAACGTCCTTATGACAATTTTATTCTCAAATAGAAATGGGGTGAATAAATGGATTTCTTTAGAAGTGATGGTAAATTTATCTACCTAGAAAAACCCTATGCTGAATTTTATATACCACAGTCTTACTTTGAAAATAAGTTTGCTGAAGATCAGGGTTCAGAAGTTAAGGTTATGGGCTTATTTAATATAGGCTTCTTTGAGAATGATAAGTTAACTAATATGAAAATACTTAATCTCCCTACGTGGATAAATCTATTTCTTTATGATTATGAATCGAGGAAGGTTAACTTACCTGGTGAGACTTTACCAGTACCGTGTAGAGTTATAAAGTATTTTAAGGGTAATAAGATCATGTCTAGTGGTGTAATTGAAGATAGCTCAAATGCTGAGCTATTTTTAAAATTTATAACACAGGGTAAATTACCACCTTCAATACCATATGAAAGTGCAATACATGTATGGAGAAAAAATCAAAGTCTTAACGGTATCAATCTAGGTGTTCCTTCAGTAATTGAAGAGTTAATACTTTCAGCTGCTTACCGTGATAAGAATAATCCATCTAGTAAATTTGCTTTTGTCATAGGCAAAGGTACAGAGGGTGTAACCCAGTTTGATTATAAGATGGCATCTATAAGACAGATATGCCAATACACATCTACTTTCAGTGCTATAACTTTTGAGGATATTGATAGTATGATAACAACATCGTTAAATCGTACTAGAGATAAGACCCCTGAGATGCGTTCACCACTTGAAGATGTAATAAAGATGTAATACATATGATACCCGAAAAGCTAGGTATCAAATGTAAACAAATATATAAAATCTATAAATAAAATAGAAATTCTAACCAAAATATTATAAAGGAGGTTTATAGATTATGCCACAATCAGTACAAATTGTGCCGACATATCACTATCCCTATGTACATACGGTTATCAATGATAACTCACAGATAGTTGATGATATTACTATCAATCAGCAGGATCCTGTAGTTACATTTGCATTCCCGTTCGTATCTGGTAAGGGTATTGATAATCAATTCGTAAAGAAGACATCGCTTGCTGGATGTAAACAAACATTCGGTGAGTCGAATTATAAGAAATATGGCCAGCCTTATATGATGCCTCTGAATGTGCTCAGCGAACCTAACGTAAATGTATGGTGCATGCGTGTTATGCCTGAGAATGCAGCATATTCAAATACAGTAATCGTATTATGGTATAAGCCTGACGAAGACAGCATAACATCATACACTAAGGTGCCTGATGATCAGCTGGTAACAAAAACTACATTTGCAGCGGCTACTAGCACTGATACTGGTGCTCTGAGAGTTGTTGCAACTGACGAGGATATTGTAACATTTGCAATCGCTGAGGCTTCCACTGCTGGAGCACTTGAGGTAGTTGCAGATGACGCTGAAGACTTTGATGAGAATACTCAGATTAAGATTTCAGATGTTACAGGTATAACAGTAGAAGTAGGTAACTATGTTACCAAGACAGTTACACCTTTCAATCCTTCAACTATGGTTGTAATCTCCGACGTTACTACTGACATCCCCGATGTTCAGGTTGGTGATTATGTACTTAAGGTAACAACTACTGAGGGACCCGAGGGTTCACTTAAGGTTGTTGCTGATGATGTCATCATATTCGATGAAACAACTATGATCAAGATCTCATCTGTTCTGTCAGATTTACCTGACATTCAGGTTGGTGATTTTGTAACACGTGAGACAATCACACCTGCAGCCAGCGAGAAAAAGTTCAGGATTAAGTATACACAGCAGAATATTGCTAATGCTAAGTCCGTAGAAGAGTTCAACGCTGCTGTTAAGGCTCTATCTCTTACACCTGATGCTGATGGTTATACACCTGCAGTATTTATTACACTGAGATCTGAGGGTCGTGGTACTTACGGTGATAACTACAGACTGAGAGTAAAGCAGGATGTAGCTTATGAAAAGGAATATGGAATTAAGATGTATGACTTCGAGATTCTCAACAACGAGAGTGGTCTGATGAAGATCGGTACATATACAGGTTCTATAGTTTCTTCAGTTCAGTATGAGAACAGCACTCTGATTAACGATATTCTGTCGAATGTCGATGCTGGTGTTGCTCCTATGCTGGTTGATGTCAAGGAAGACAATCTTGAGGATGTATATGATGCATATATTCAGTTCTGCAAGAAGCAGAATGTTGCACTTAAGGCTGAATATGCAGAAATCCTCGATAGTGATGAAGTAAAGAATGTACCCAACTTCGATATGATGGTTAAGGGACAGGTTAATATACCTGCAGCTCTGAAACCCATCGTTATGAAGGTTCGTGAGATTCTTGCTCTGATCGAAATCTCTTCCGATGCTAATCTGATTCCTATTGACGAGTTTGACCCCATCCTAGGTCTGGATGTAGGTAAGAACACAGCTAATAACTTTATCAGATTTGATACATCTGATGGTACTATCTCATTTACCGATTCTAAGGGCATTACACTTGGTAGCGGTTCTAACGGTTACTTCGATGCACCTAGAGTTACAAATGTAGAAGGCGACATCGTAAAGAGAAAGAGAGAAACAACCGTTGATGAGTATGGCAACATCGTTGACGTACTTGATGAAAACGGTAATCCCATTTATATCAACGATGCTGATGGTAACCCCATCTATGTTGATGACAATGGTGCGGAATATGACTATTTATCTGTTAAGCAGTGGACAGTCGATGATGAAATTGAGCTTTGCTACAATCAGGCATTCAATGGTACACTCGACCAGAGGATTCTATCTGTTCGTCGTATAGGTGTTGATGCTTGGTTCGATGCTAACTATCCTGAGTCTGTTAAGGGTACTATGACCGAACTTGCTGTAACAAGAAATGACGCTATGGTATATCTTGACACAGGTATCACTGATGCATCGTACTCAATTTCTTCTATCAATAGTATCACAACTAAGCTCGCTAATCTGTTTACTGAGCACGGTATTGATACAGATGAACAGAAGAAGCTGATTTCTGTTAACCTTCAGCACTTTAAGACTCGTGAGTCTAGCACAATGAAGAAGGTAACAGTATCTATCACATACTTCCTTGCAAGACAGTTTGCTGCTCACCTTGCACAGTATGGTTACTATGTACCTCTGGTAAAGGGCAGATGTGAGCTTTATAATCACGTTAAGGACTCTCTGGAGCCTTCGATTGATGATTATCAGGCACAGATTAAGGAAGCTATCTTCAACAACAAGTTTAACTTCTTTGAGACTCTTGGTGAAAACCAGTTCCAGCGTGCAACTCAGATCACATATCAGACAGTTGAGAGTGACCTTTCTGAGGAGAACAACGTTCATACGCTGTACAGGGTTAAGAGAATCCTTGAAGCTGATATTCATGATAGACTCTATGACTTCGCAGATGAGACCACAAGAGCTACCTTCACAGAGTATGAGAAGGCTAAGTTCGCTCCTTGGATTGGTTCAAGATTCCAGACATTCACTATTAACTTCACCGTTAATAACTGGGAGTTTGAGCATTCAATCGTTCACTGCTACGTTGCAATCGTATTCAGAAGTCTCCAGAAGCAGGCTATCCTTGAAATCGATATTAATAAGCGTGAGCTCACAACTGAGGACTCTACTGATTCGTCAAATGAGTTCCAGTATGCAACTTAATTGAAAGGGGGATTAGTGTATGGCACAAGTAGCTAATACCGGTACCATCATGTCTGGTGGCCAGAACATGAAGCACTTCGCTTCCGAAGCATCTGAGTTCACTAAATATGCATTGTTCCTTGGTGGTACCAATGTTACAAACGAGGTACTTGCTCAGTACGACCCTCTCCGTACAGGTTACGGTCGTCTCTTCATGGTAAGAACACCTCTTTGGATGACAAACATGTATCCTAATGAGACAAAGATCTTCAAGCACATGCTTGAGTATGGTAATACTGCAGTTCAGGGCATCAACGATGTTCAGGTTGAGTTTGACTCTATCACTGGCGGTTACGTTGGTAAGTCCTTTGAAATTCCTAAGACTGCAACTAACAGCACTACAGAGTTTAGCGTAAAGGTTTATGACTTCTCTGGTTCACCTATGCGTAAATATCTGCATGCTTGGATTAATGGTACGACTGATATGCTTACTGGTCTGACAACCTACCATGGTGATACTGACCTTGAGAGAAAGCAGTCTAACCAGACCGCTGAGTTTATCTACGTAGCAACAGATAATACTGGCGAAAGAGTTGAGTATGCTTGCTTACTTGCTAACTGCTTCCCTAAGCAGCTTAACACAGACGTATTCAACTATACTGCTGGTGATCACGGTATTGTCGAGACAGACATTCCTTTCACCTGCACATTGTATGAGTCAATCAATATCAATAAGGTAGCTTGTAAGCTTATCGAGAAGTATAAGATTCTGGCTAACTCGCTGAACTTCTTCAGTGGATATACTCCTGACGATAATAGTAGAACAGGTATCATGAGGACTAGCAATGGTTCTTACTATGATGCTGCTTCTGGTGAAATCACATCGTTCTCTGACTCTGATAAAGCTAATTCCATGTCGCCTATCGCATACATTACTGGTAATGGTGATGTTGGTACGCGTGCTGGTAAGACCACATACAATAATGCTATTTCTTACGAGTCTCCTAAGACTCAGCGTAGGAACGGTAAGAACGTTACAGTTCTTGATGACGCAACTACACCTGTTATTAAGAGATGGTAATTTAACGAATAAAATGATGATGAAGGAATTTCCTTCATCATCATTTTTTTTATTCTTCACCGAAATCGGCTAAACCGACATCGTCTTCTTCACCATTCTTAGGATCGGGTTTAAGCTTTTCCTCTTTAACTCTAAGCTCAGCTTCTTTAACAAGTTCTCTGATTTTATCAAAGTTAAGCATAGGAAGCTGCTCCTCTGCAAAGAGTTCTTTAAATTTCTTAATTTTATCGTTAATAGTTTCATCAGTTGACTGGCTCGGGTCACCAAAGAATACACCAACAATAAATTCAGATAACTGATTAAATCCATTGATAGCTTCAGCTTTAGCATTAGACGAAACTGTCTTAGGCGGCTGAAGAATGAATTCAAAGTTCTCAATTATATTTTCAGGTATATTAGTAGACCATCTAAGTATCTTCTTGTACCATTCACTTATAGCTGGATTAAAGTCTAGCTGATAGTTAACAACTCTACCATTAAACTTAGTATTATTCTGCTCTATTACTTTAGCAAAATCAGCTTCATTTAGGTAGTTAACAATAGCTGCAGGAACACCTGTACCTAAGATGTACGAATTCTTCAACATTTCAAGCAAGTCACTATTTAAAGCCACATCTTGCCCTGATAAAATATCAGTTTCGATAGGTCTTTCACCTGATCTACCAACTGGTACATACATCTCATTACCATTACCAACCTTATTGATTAAGGTTGTATAGTTAAATAAGTCATACATATTGATTTGTCTTGACTGCTTTATTCTAGCAATCTCTTGTACCTTATTAGCTACATTCTTATCAATACCTGATGTCTTAATATAGTTAACCTTAGTATCGTTACTATTAAGAATTATAGACATAATTTTGAATAGTAAAATCATCAAATAAAGCTTAGCATAGAAAAGTGACTTCTTTATCATAGACTGACCATTACCATTCTCATCTTGGTCTATCGAGAATTCCTGAATATACTCAACGGGTATATACTGAAATTTTAATCTTTTTTCATTTAAGTTATAGTAATTAATAGCTTCCACTATAGTCTTCTTAAACTTGATATTATCTTTTAAGAAATCCTTATCGAAGCAATCTACTATTCTCTTAGCGATAGAGTCAACTATACTTTGCTGTCTACTATGCTCGTCAAACTTATTGTAATACAGGGTAGACGATATCATACCTGCAAGAGGAGTTATATCTTCATCCTGTACGAAATAGTAACCAAGTGTTTGGTCCATTATTTTAATAGGAATAATCTTTGTAGGATCTATAAGTTTTATATAGCAATCCTTTATATCAGAAAAGTCGGAAGCGGCTTTTCCCTTTTTCTTTTCATCATCTGTATAGGTTATTCCATCAGGAGTAACGCCATTAGCTATTCTGTTGAAAAAGCTCTTACCTTCATCTTTTTGAGCCTCAGTTTTCTTGGTCTCAGTGAACGTTGTTCCCTCAATTACATAATCTTGCTCATATTGAGATACAGATGAGAAGCCTTCCTCCATTACAGGAAGAGGTACTGAATCGTTACAGATAGATATATTCTGTAAGATGTTACTCATATCTTCAGCGAAAGCTTTTTTGTCAGGTTTAACTTCTTCACTTTCGAAATAACTAGCGTATTCCGTATAGATTGATTCGATGAATTCAGTCTTCTCGAATTTAACCTTTTCTTTCTTACGATGACTTGGGTCGGAGTTAGTTACAGCTTCATAAAGACTTGTCTCTTTATACATACGCTGAGCATATCCATCACGTGCTTTCGTTTTCATAAAATCGTTAAAAATTTGAGAATATGGAATTGTATATACATAATATACGCCATACTCTAGAGTCTTTGGTATAACAAAGTTTTTAAGTTTTTCAAGAAGCCCAAATCTTTTTTCTACAGTTTCGATTATAGGTTCTGTATTCTTCTGGTCATCATCATCAACCTTATTGATTTTGAGTGTTCTTGACATTCTTCCTTCTACAACATCAGCTGAGATAATTGCATCTCTAGTTATAAGGATAGCCTCACTAAGCTCAATTAACTGAGAAGCAACTTCGTGTAAATCTGACTGCTCAAGTAATCTATTACGATAAGCTTCATATATCAAACCTTGCATTGCTTGATATTCTTCACCTGTAATAGAAGTAAACTGATTTTCAACAAGCTGTATTCCTGCGGTAGTCTTTTTATCATTAGAATATAGCCTATTTATAAATGAAGTTATATCTCCTTCTTCGTTTTGAGTTAAGGTGCCAACTTCACCATTAAGTATTTTCTGGAACTTACTATTCAACGATTCAACATCGTCAACACGGTCAGTACCATATAGGCTAAGACTTGATTGACTAAGTATATTATTCAATTGGCTCATATTACGTCTAACTGCTTTATCGTTAAGTATAGAATTACTAAATCCGTTGTTCTGTTCATCATTGGACTTTTCAGGATTATTAGTATTCTTCTTATTATCTTTAGCCAAGGAAAATCACATCCTTTCGTTTATTTCACGTTAAAAATATGTTTCGTAGCCATAATATTATGGCTACGAAACATACATACTATTTTATTTTGACAAGTCCATACACCTATAAATCATATATAGTGTAAAGTAGTCATAATCATATCCTATTAATAAATCAGCATATTCATCTTTTACGAAGAAATGATAATACAGTTTATCTGCTGTAGTAGCAGTAACTAACGGTAATAATGATTTATTAAGAGTTATTGTAGGTATATTGTCATCCTTATCAAAGAAGTCTTCAGATAATCCATCACTGAATATTGATTTTATTGATACATCTGTAAATAGAAAGTTGTCCCATGTTTTAGCATCGCTAACATATTTATTGATACGTTTAATGTAATCATTGACTTCATCTATTTTATCCATATCAGTAACTTCATGAATGCTATTATCTAAGTCATCTTTATCTTTACGTATATTATCTATGAAATATACCTTATCGGGGTCGAGGGTTGCTTTACATATATCTATACATTCAGGTGTGAGTTTACAAAGGTAATATCCTTTATTATTTTCATCAGACTCAGTACCTGCTACTACGTATATACAATTCACGATGTATACATCTGCTGAGTATACATTATTAAGTTTTACTAATAAATCTCTAAAAGTTTTTTTAGCCATTATAAATCACCTCATCCTAGTTCTTCTTTTAGTTTTTCGTATACGTCATTGACTGATGGCATATTCAACCATTTATGACCGAATGTTAACCAATTACGTGTCTGGAAGTTATCAATTACTTCTTTTGCAATATCGGTTTCAAATGAGTCATTATTAGTTTTAACCATCTGACTATCTGTTATTCCATGAAAAGGAATAGTACCACCACGTACATCATATTGTGATGGGTCTATTATACACTTGAACATCAGACAACTTGGGTCGATATTCATCGCTGCGATGCAACTAGGATAAAAACGTGACATATCCATATCTATACTATATCTAAAGATAGAGTTAGTTTTTTCACCAAAAAGTTCCATACCGAACTTATCGATTAATAGCGGATTGCCGACTAAGGCACCCTCAAATTTACTATTCTTATCATTATTATCATCATCATCTTCATCATCATCATAGTCATCAGCTTCTCGCTCAACGGTATTATGAATGAATGCGTTTACGTTTTCTCCAGGAACAAGTCCCTGTTTCATAAAAGATTTATACTGTACATTTCTAAGCTTAACGGTCTGTTTAAATTCACTTTCATATGGTGTGATATTTGTATATGACGTTAAGTAATAAGTATCAACGTCGGATGTTCTTCCCTCTATACCTTTCTGAAGCAGTACGTCCTTGATGTTATAAAGTAGATACTTAAGCCAATTAGTACAAGATAGGGTTTTCAAATCACCTTCCTCGTCATAATTGAGCTTTTCATCTTTAAGTTCTTTTTGAGCTATATAATTCAGCTTGTTTGAACGTAATTCCTGTTGACCTTTACGTATTGCTGCGTATACAATCATCTGGTCGAAGAATATTGTGTACGAAGATATATGGAAAAAGTCAGCTTTATTCTTAACTTGAAAGTTGACTTGGTCTTTCTTAAACCAGCATTCTTTAATAGGAAAATCTGGATGACACATGAACTCTTTAGGGTCTAAACCAAGATGTTCTGCACGTTCCATTATATATGGAATATCGAACGATATATTCCATATTCCTATAAAGTCTAGCTTAAGTGTATTGATTAACTGAAAAAGATGCACTAGCATTTTACGTTCATCTTTATAAAAGTAAACTTTATAATCCATACCAGGATAACTCTCATCAAACATATTGTGTATTTCATTAATGAGTTCATCTGGATGATCAGCCCAATGCTCTTGTTGTTCTATTCTCTGATTATATAGTCTGCGTTTCTCTATCTCTCTTTCTCTAACTTCAGGACTTAATCTATTCATCGACTCTGTACTCAGTTCTGAACCTGATACACCAATTAATGCAAAAGTATAAGAAGTTGATGTTGATGTGTCTATCAGTGTTACTAAGTCAATTGGACAGAAAGCTGGGTCAGGCATACCTGATGCTTCCATCAAATCAGTCTCTATATCCATAAATCCCTTAGTTAAAACTTTAGGCTTGTTATTATCAAAAGACTCTCCCCATTTATATCTATACCAAGCTCTTACGTCATAATCTGCACCAAAAACGTAAGGGTATATCATAAACTCTTTAAGAGCTGAATAGTTACCTGTTGTTATACAACTCTGATATCTCTGTCTTCCGATGTCGCCCATATCGTCTATTATTGCATAAAGAATATCTTTATACTTAACAGTCTTTTTATCAAGATTTTCAAGTCTTTCATAATTCTTATTATAAGCATGATTTCTATGCTCTAACTTTTCAAAATAAATATCAATCATAGGCTCTGGAACAACCTGTAAATGTTTTTTACCAGTACTTATTT